CTTCTACTATACTTCTAATAAATATTTTTCGCTAGTAAAAAACTAGCTTACAAACTCTCTATTATATTAGAGGCTTGCCTTTACTTCTGCTTCAGTAATATCAATGATATGACTAGGGTCAGCATCGATGCTACCGTCCCAACGGTTCTCAGCGCACTTGATGTTCTTGAAAACGCCAACGCCTTGACCTTCATGAGCTACAGCAAAACCGTAACGCTCACGAATCTTAACCTTTACAGTCTCAGTAGTCTCATCACGCCATTCAACAGTAGTAGCGTCCTCATCTACAAGGTGGAAACCAACGTTACCGCTTGAAAGAAGGAAGATGTCACCAGTCTCTGACTCAGGGTCGTAAGGACAAAGAGGAGAAACAATGATCTGGAAGTTGAATGGGAAATAGCTTGGGAGGCGAGGAGCTGAAGTCATTTGCTGGCTACGCTCAAGTACTGAAGTAACAGTACCGCCGTTTGAACCAGCACCACTAGTACCAGTGCCTCTAGGGTTGACTACTCTAGTCCCAGTGCTAGGTCCACGAGCACCCATTGCACCATTGCTGTAAGGGTCGCGAGGACCAGGATCGCCAGTGTATGGGTTGAAGATAGAACCACCACCATGAGCAAGCATCATAGTACGAAGTACTGGATCCTGTACAAACTTGTAGTAGAAGAGAGGGTGCATAAGAAGTGTATCGGGAGTAAATCCTTCTTCACTCATGTGTGCCATAGCTCTCATAAGGTTTTCCATAGTAAGAGAACCATTACCACGAAGAGCTGAACCCTTGCTTAGGTCATTCGGATCTAATGGCTCAAGACCACGGCCAGTTGTTACACCATAGATAGACTGTGCAGGGTTAAGGTTGTCGAAAAGAGTAGTTCCAAGCTGCTTAAGGAAAGCTACTGCTTTCTGCTCCTTGTGACGTACGAGTGCGTTACCCATAAGCTCAAGGTTCTTAGCCATGATATCGAAAGTGCTATAGCGAAGTGCTTCGTCGGTGAAAGAAGCAGCAATACCGCTCTTACCGATGAATGCAGTTGAAACTGCGCCACCCATTTGGAAGTTAACCTCAGGATAAGTACCTGATTCTTGAACGTCACCAGCGTAAACAGCACCCATTGCACCAGCAAGGATCTGAGTATTTAAGCCCTTAGCCTGAACACGAGTAAATAGTGGAGTAATAACCATGCGTGGCTCTACAGGCTCACGGATAAGAATTTCCATTGATTCTTGTAGGAGAGGTGTAATCTCTGAAGAAGAAATAGCGTCTCTGTACTTAGGAGAAAGTACGTTGGCTACATTTTCCCAAGAAACAACAGTCTCTGAATCAGGAAGCTCGCCTCTATTTCTAATCATGTCTGCCATATAACGAGCAGCATGCTTTCTGTTACTAGGAAGGTTTAATTCAGTTCCATCTGTAAATTTAATTTCCATGTTAAATATCCTTTGTAAATTTTAATTATTTGATCTTAACATTGACGATAGCAATTTCGTCAGCAATACGATCATCAGCCATAGGTGAAAGAGTAATTAAGTCAGAGAAGCCCTTGGTTGCTGAACCAGGCATCTTTGCGTCTGCACCAAACTCAGAACCCTTCCAACCAGTCTTAACGCGCTCAAGAAGACCGCGAGGCTCCTTCTGTAGCTCATAAACACGACCAACAGTGTAGTCTTCACGCTGCTGTAGCAATGCTAAAACAGCAGCAGCATCAGCTGTGTCATCACCAGTAAGATCAACACTATCGTTTCTTACAACAAAGTTAGAGTGTGCATCAAAAGTAACGAAGTCGCCAGGGCGTGCGTCACCAACTAAGTGCATCATTTTGCTGTGGTCGCTTGCAGCATCGGTATAATCATAAACCTTAATCTTATCGCCAGCCTGCATTACACCTGCATCGCTTCCTGTAGGAAGATCATTCGCAGCAGCACCAGCCTTGAAGAATAAAATGTTGCCAGCGTCAGCATCTAAATACCAATCGCCGTCTCGTGAAAGCAGCTCGATTGAAGATCTTTCGCGACCTACCCAACCATCAAAGCTTACAGGAGTTCTAGAAGTACTAGAAGCAACCTTACCAAGAAGGAGTGGCATTACTAAAACGTCAGCAGCATTGATTAAGTGCTTATATCTTACGAGAGCACTAGCAACCTCTGTGTCGTCTGCACTCACTTCAGTGCCAGCAGTAGCTACACCATTAGCAAGGAGAGTAAGCTCAGTTGCTGCCTCTTCACAAACGTGAGCAACACGCATTTGAACATCACTAAAGAACTGAATGAGGTGCTGCTTCTGATAGTTAGTAAAGTGAAGGTTAGCAGGATCGTCACCAGCCCAAACATATACATCGTAAGCTGCAACACCGACAGGTGCTGAGATGAACTGACGAACAAAATCATGGCAACTTGCATCAGTAGCATCTACTGTTACACCAGGCATCCAACCATTGTCAATTACTGCATCACAGAATTGCTTAAGAGTGTAAACTACAGCGCCAGCAACAAAATCACCAGTAACTAAATCTACCACTCGCGCATCTTTATCAGCTAAGGTGTAAGTTAAAAATGCAGCGCCATGTGCAGTTGCTTCTGCTTGACGAATTAGACCAGAAGGAACAATTCGACCTGAAGCATCAAACGAAACAACCTTGCCAGAACTAATGGTAAAGTAATCTTTACTCTTTTCATTCTGCCATACAACTGGAAGCCAGTTAGCAGGCTTCCATTCGCCTGCAGGTACTGACGCATTCATCTGAACAACATTGTTTGAAGTAATGTTATCCATTAAATCTGTGCGAGCTTTAAATTGACTCTGAAAACGACTAATAGCCATATTTATTCTCCTATAGAGTGTGTT